GATAATAGTATTGAACTCACAGTTACTAGGTGGGTTTAATAAATAACTAGAAAGTTTAAAAATGGCATATGAACCCTCGGAAGGACTATATGCAGGACTCTCTTTTGTTGATACAGAAGATTTAAATGCAGCAAAAAATAATGAACAAGAGTTTTTAAATTTACATTCTGTTGCTCTTGAAAATTTAAAAAGTAATAAAGTTCTAGATGCTGCTGGCAATGCAACAAAGAACGGAATGATTAAGGTTATTGATTTCGCAACGACTTCAAAAAGTGAAAAAGATATCTACAGTGATTTGGCAGCAGCTATGTCTGCTGTTTTGGGAACAAGGGAAAGAGTTAAAAAATTACCCTCTGTTGTATACTTAACTGGTAATAGATGGCATCCTGACGTATCTCAATTTAAGTTAAAAGCGTTTGGTATGTCTGATTATAATTCTTCAGATGTTATTTTAAAAGTAAATGGAAATGATTATGTAGGAATATCTTTAAAGAAAAAACCCAAAGCAACTGCACCAAGTCCTACTTTAATTAATAATGCATTTTCTGCTTATATTAATGGACCCAAGATGAAAAAGGTTAGAGATAAATTAAATGATCATAGAATTAAATTTTTTGGTGGTGTTATTAAGGAGGCATTTGCATCAGGAGGCCCTTTAGCCAGATTTGCTGCTGCTAATCCTAAAAATATTAGAGATCCAAAAAAATTATGGGAGATGCGAGTTGTAAGACAAAAGGATAATAAAGCAATTCCCCTTATAAATTTGAAATCTGAGTCTGATTTAGCGGATAGAAATGGATTAATTAAAAAAAGTGGAAATGATCCTTCCCAAGAAAGTTTTAGAAATTTTGTTAATAAAAAATTGCAAAGTCAAGGTAATAAATTGAATCCTTTATATAAGGGATTTCTTGATGTGATGAATGAACCTGATGTTAAAAATACATTAGCAGATGTTTTGTTGACAAGAGTATTAAAATTAGGTCTTTTAGATCAATTAGAGACTTGGGATAAATATGAATTTGGATTTTATTTAACGGAGGGTGTTGGAAGTGTGGATAGAAATTTAAAACCCAACGTAGGTCAAGCAAATGTTATTGATATTCATAGTATCATGATTGCCATTGCACGACTCTCAAAGTTAGATGCAAGAATGGAATTGGATAAGAAAAAAACTTTTTCAAAAAATGCCGCAAAAGTATTTTTTACTTTATCTAAAGGGAAGATTCCCATCCTTGAAATTGAATTAAGATATAAAGGAGATTTTTCTGCTTATCCTCAATTTTTTGCTGGCATTACTCCTGAATTCAAAAATCTTATCAAGAAAGGAAATATTTAAATACACTAAATATAGTATAACCGATAATTATATGAAGAGTTTTTTCCAATTTTTAGGTGAAGCAGAGTCGCAAGCAGTCCTTCAAGCAAGAAAATTGGGACTAAAAAGCGATGGCCATGGTGGTTGGATTGACCGCAGTGGTGAATTTGTGGCGAAAACTGATAAAGGCAAATTAAAATTCTTTAATAAGAGACAAGCAGCAGGTAAAGATCCAGATCAAAGACCAAAACCAGCAGCACAATCACAAATAAAAGCAAAAACTAAATCATTATCTCCTGCTGCAATCATGCAGAAACGTCGTCAAGATGATGACTTAGCAGGTGCTCCTGAACAGAAAAAAACTGATGATGATACAGAAAAAACAACAGAAAATACACTTACAGTCGCTTTTGGACGTTTTAATCCACCCACAATAGGGCATGAAAAACTATTAAATGGTGCAAAAAAGACAGCAGCAGGTGGGCCACTCAAGATTTATCCCTCTAGAACACAAGATCCAAAGAAAAATCCACTAGATCCTGACATGAAAGTGTCATATATGAAGAAAATGTTCCCAGAATTTGAGGAACAAATTATAAATGATGATGAAATGAGATCAATATTTGATGTTTTAAAGACTGCTGATGAGGAGGGTTTTGGTAGTGTGAATATTGTAGTTGGTGCTGATAGACAGGCAGAATTTGAGAACTTAGCAACCAAATACAATGGTCAACTCTACGATTTTGATGAAATTAGAGTCATTTCTGCTGGTGTAAGGGACTCTGATGCTGAAGGAGTTGAAGGAATGTCAGCTTCTAAGATGAGAAAAGCAGTTCAAGATGATGATTTTGATGCTTTTAGACGTGGAACACCTAACAAAATGACTGATGCTGACACTCAAGCAGTCTTTGATGCTGTTCGCACAGGCATGAAACTTAAAAAAGTGAAAAAAGAATCATATGATTTGTGGGAGATAGCACCTAAACATGATCAGAAAGGTTTACGTGAAAATTATGTTAAGGGATTGATTTATAAGATGGGAGACATAGTAGAAAACTTAAATACAGGTTTAATTGGAGAGATTATTCGTAGAGGAACCAATCATTTGATCTGTGTGACCAAGGAAAACTACATGTTTAAGTCGTGGATAAGAGATATTAAGGAGTATACTGAGGTAAAAATGGATAGTCCCATGAGAGATAAGACTCATCCTAACACTTTAATAGGGACTAAAGGGTATTTAAAGTATGTACAGTCTATGATGCCTGGAAGTTCATACGGAAGACAATTTATAAATAAGTATAAGAAAAAGAAAGAGTAGGTTTACCATGTCGTCTTTAAACCCATTGAATGATCTTTCGAGAGCATATCTAGAGCAGGTTAGAAAAGTTAATGAAAAGAAAGATGATGATAGATTAAGGTGGGAGGGTGAAGCAAATTTAAAAATGGAGACCAATGCTGTGCAAAAAGAGGCATTAGACCCTGTTGGAAAGGAGGATTCTGATGTTAATAATGATGGAAAGGTAGATAGTTCTGATTCTTATCTCAAAAAACGTCGTGCTGCTATTGGCAAGGCAATGGGTAAAGATAGTAAGAAAATGAAGGAGGGTTATCAAAGAAATCCAGAGGCAGATACACGAAGTGAGAGACAAAAGAGGATGGATGATCCTGATACAGGTATTAATTCTGCAAAGTTCAGAGCTTTCATGGCAGCACAGCAAGGAGGATCAAAGAAAAAGATAAAAAAAGAAGGACTTTCTAACTGGAGAACTGATCTTAGTGATCTAATTGAAGTCGCTCCAATGACTGATGAAAAAGCAGAGAAGAAAGTAAAAGAGGGTAAGGTTAACAATAAAGTGATTATCAATCCAAAATTGGGTGAGGCAATTGAGGATATGGGTGGTGAACTAATAGAAGAGAGAGAAGTTAATGAGATGTATGGTGGTAAAATGATGGGATATGGTGGTGGTGGAATGGTTAAGGCTGCTGAAAAATCTGTAGAGAAGGCAGGAAATGAGGGTACAAAGGGTGCTTTGAAAAAAGCAATGAAAAAAGATCGTAAGGCATTGACCACTATGGAATCTGATAATTTCATACAGGGTGCGATCAAGAGACCAGGTGCTTTTACTAGAAAAGCAAAAGCGGCTGACATGGGTGTTCAAGAGTTTGCAAATTACGTTGATAAGAATCCTGATAAGTACAGCACAAGAACAAAGAGACAGGCAAATCTAGCACAGACATTGAATAAATTAAGCAATGAAGATGTTGAGGAATTGGTTGGTTTGTATATTGTAGAGGCTGAAAAAAAAACTTTAAATGAGGAAGACAAAGCATTTGAGTTTGTAAAAAATAAACTCAAAGCAAAGTATGGTTCTGGGGTTATGACAACTGGTGAAAAAATGAAACCTCAAAGTGCTGCTGATAAAGCAAAGGCCCGTGCTCATCAAGCAAAAGTTGATAAAGAAAATGCAGCAGAGAGAGCAAAAGATCCATCACAGGGTCGATATTCGAGAGGATATTGATGACAAAACATCCATATGACAATTGGACTCCTGCAACTTCTGAGGGTGAATGGTTGCCTGAGAATGGTGAAGAACCACCCAGACCTGAAGAAGAAATAGCAGATGCTTATGCTTCAAGACATCAATCAACACCTGATTTTGAAAAAGGTGCTGAAGAAATAGTGACAATGCATGAGAAAGCATACAGATTAGCAAGATCAAAATACAATCCATTTTCTGTAGGAGGATCGGAAAGTATTCATGACTTTGAAAAAGGAGAAAACTAATGCCAGCAGTATCTAAAAAACAACAAAGATTCTTTGGAATGGTTCGTGCTGCTCAAAAGGGTGAGATGAAAAATCCATCAAAGGAAGTTTTAGATGTTGCAGATGATATTAGTATGAAAGATGCTAAAAAGTTTGCTAAGACAAAACATAAAGGATTACCTGAAAAGAAAAAGGTAGATGAGTGTTGGAAGACCCATAAAAAAGTTGGTATGAAAATGAAGGGTGGTAAATTAGTCCCTGATTGCCGCCCAAAAAATGAAGAAGTAAATTCAGATCAATACCCAAAATTAAAAAGAATTATAGGAAGTAAAAATAAACCAACAAAACCAGCAGTTGAAGAGGGTTGGTCTGATAAATATAAGAAATCCATTGATTGTGATAATCCAAAAGGATTCAGTCAAAGGGCACATTGTCAGGGCAAGAAAAAGAAGATGCAGGAAGAATCAAATCCTCGTATCCCTAGAAAACCAGGTCAACCTGCGGGATCTAAAAAACATTCTGATTTATACACGGATGAGAATCCAAAAGGAACCATTCATGGTTTAGGATTCAAGGATGTTGCCACGGCAAAAGCTAGTGTTTCAAAAATAAGAAAATCTAGCAGGTCTCATGCACATAAAATCCAAGCAGCAGTTGCTATGGAACAACGTGCAAGAGAGATGGGTAAAACATCAGAGGCGGCTGTCTATAGAAAATTCATCAACACGATGAAGAAAAAGACAAAACGCATGAATGAAGGTGCTCTATCAATGATTGGTAGAGTAAGGAAAAAGAAGGAAGAAAGGCAACCTCAAAAAGCAATGGATGCTGGTGCGAGGGCAAAGAGAAAGTTGGCAAGAAAAATTCATTCTAAGTATGTCTCTGGTAGTGAGGATAATGTTCCTGATGATATCAGAGAAGAGGGATTAAGAGATTGGTTTGGCAAGTCAAGTGGAACAACCAAATCAGGTAGAAAGGTAAGAGGATGGGTTCAAGTTGGTGGCAAGCATGATGGCAAACCATGTGCTCGTCAGCCTGGACAAAAAACAACTCCTAAGTGTGTGTCTTCATCAAAGAGAAGATCCATGAGTGATAAAGAGAGGGATAGTGCTGCAAGAAGAAAACGAGCAGCAGATCCTAATCAACCACAAAAATCAGGTGCTGCAGCACCCACAAACGTGTCAACAGACCCCAAAAAGAAAATGAAAGAATCATTTATTAACGAGGCAAAAGACAAAAAAGGAAAAGGTAGTGGCACAAAAGATGCTTGCTATCATAAGGTAAAGTCACGTTATAGCGTATGGCCTAGTGCATATGCATCAGGTGCGTTGGTTAAATGTCGTAAAGTAGGTGCTGCTAACTGGGGTAATAGCAGTAAGAAGGAAGAGTTTGAAGGTATGCTTACTTTCCAACAATTTCAAGAAAAGTGTTGGGCTGGTTATGAGAAGAAAGGCATGAAGACAATGTTTGGTAAGAGATATCCAAACTGCGTAAAGAAAACTAGAAAGGAAGAAGTTGAACAGGTTACTGAAAAGCATGATACTCCAAAGAATGTAAAGGGTATTGCTAAAGAGTTAGATAAAGCAGTTGAGATGCACAAGAGTCAAGCAAAACGATTAAGGAAGGCAGGTATTAGTGAGGATGCTGCTAGTAAAAAAAAAATTAATGAAGATGACATGAAGGGTATGAGTGTCAAGTCAGGACACAAAAGACCCACAAAAAGCGGTGCTGGAATGACACAAAAAGGTGTGGAGGCATACCGTCGCAAAAATCCAGGATCTAAATTAAAAACAGCAGTCACTGCAAAACCCTCAAAATTAAAAGCAGGTAGTAAGGCCGCTAACAGAAGAAAAAGTTACTGTGCTCGCAGTGCAGGACAAATGAAAAAGTTTCCCAAGGCAGCAAAAGACCCAAATAGTAGGTTGAGACAAGCAAGAAAACGTTGGAATTGCTGATAGACGGGGGATCAAATTTTTATAAATAATTTTACGAAAAAATTTTCAGAAGGATAAAAGAATGGCACTCTGGGGTATTTCAACACAAAGTGAGAACTTGGCGAACAATTATGCCATCCCTAAGTTCTTTGATGATAGAGACAGGAATAATACACCTCATAACTGTTTTGCAGATGAACGTGGATGGATATACCGCCGCTATAGTTCAACTGAGTTTTCAGGATTAGGAACCATTTATACTGATGAAGTTATTGTACCTGTCAGTGGTCTTAACACGGTTGCAGCTGCATCTACTACATTTAGAACAGGTCTTGCTGTAACCTTTGGTTCCGATGGTCAACCAGTAACTCACACAGGTATTGCACCAGCGACTCCAGTTGCAGTGTTCTTTGAAGATCCTAACCTAGCAAGTCCTATTTCAATTGGTGCGGGTGGTACAACTGGTGTTCTTCCAGCAGCAACAGTTAAAGTTCACGTTTGCTATAACGAACTTGTATTTGTTAGCACAGGAGCTACAATCAATATTATAACAAGTAGTGTTACTGACACTGGTGGTGCTGTTGCAGGTGGTGCGGGTATCGTTGGATACGCTGAAACTGCAGTTGGCGACATTAGTATCTACACAAATAAATCAGGAACTGGTGGTGGTCAAGTAGAGACATATAACCTCACTGGTGTTGATGGAACTGACTTTGCTGGTCAGATTACTAACCGAGTATCATTTGCCTTTACTGCTCCTACAGCAAATAATCTTCTTCAAGACAATAATGTCTTTAGACAACCAAATATTAATTTCGCCTCAGCTGATGGTACTGGTGGAGTTGGTATAGCAACTACAACCTTCTTTGTTGCTGCTGCTGATATGATTGGAGTGGTCGCAGGTGTAAGTTCTGCTTCTCTCTTGAATAATCTTGGTATCGCATTTACTGAAGCACCAGTTGTTGCTACAAGTGCTACTTCCTTTACGATTGGTGGACCTACAGGATTAGCAATCACAATTCGTGATCAGCAAGGAGCAGGTATAGGTAATACAGTTCTATTCAGTAACCCAACTGCACAGACCAAACTCAGAGTTGATATAACAAGGGGTATGGTTGGAACAGTTACCTCATTCTTCCCTGATGATACTGCTGCTCTTAAGTCATTCATCAATGCTGGTGTTGCTACCTCACCTGGTGCTGCTTTACCAATTGGTATTGATAGACAGGTTGGTGGTGCTGGTACATTCATGAGTGGATCATTCGAGTTGAATGACTCAACTTTAACTGTGGATGGAACAGGAGTTGTAGGTCTTGGAACAACAACTGTACAGGTAAGTCCCGCAAGCACAACCTTCTAAAACTGCATAATATGATATGATTTTTACTGATTTGAATTCACAAAATTTTCCATTATTTGCTATAAAAAATTATGAAAATCCACAGGCAGTAACTAGAGCAGATTTTGATAAAGATCTTCAACACTTTAAATATATTAAAAGATTGTTGAAAAGATATAAGAATACAGGTGAGCTTAAGGCTCACCTTCTTCTTAATCACTTTATTATTCTCTACAATATATTTGGTGAGGCAACTACTCCGATGCTGTTCTTTAAAATAGAAGAAGATTTGTGGAGTGTTATGAAAACCTTTGTAGTTTTCTTAGATAAATTACCTGAGTATCCTCATTGTTATATACATGATGTAAAAATTGATGATTATTGTCTTTCTCAATTAGA